TTGTTTGGGAATACAACAGACGAAGCATCAAGTCTTAAAGGACGTGGCATACTTGTAGTACCACCTTCGATGACTATAGTCGCTGTATTCGTGCTAGTAATCTGGTTACTAGCATGATTAAATCTTATACTCATATAAATCAATCCTCGCGTTTATATATTATAGAGATATTTATGATTTAGTCCATGTCTTCTTCTAAATCGTCAAGTACTGCATCAATCATATTAGCTGCAAGTTTCTTTGGCATTTTATACCATTCCTTTCCGATGCCCTGTGTCGCATTCATCTGCTTTAATCTTTTATTAACTTCTTTCTCAGCAGCTTTGGCATCTTCAAAAAAGACTTCATGGAAAACTTCATAATCTCTAAACGGAGAACCAGTTTGATATGTACTTAGTCGAGTTTTCATTTCTTCTTTTGATGTAAATCCAATTTTAACCCACTCAGGCCAAGCTTGGTTTACGATAACATAACAGATTTGATTGGACATAGTTTTACCCTCTTTTTAAGTGGGTTATTTATCCTCTCAGAATCTGCACTTTTATACCTTTATCATTAAGATTAGAAAGTACCGGATTAGCGTTTAGTACTTGTCTTGTGACATTTTGCTGACCATATTCATTCACTGGAACGCTAACACTACCTACTTGGTTTGGCAGTTCGTTAAGCATTGGTGCATGAGGATTATCGCGTGTCAATCTGTCCTGATATAACTTTAGATATTCAGTGTATGTCATTTCTTCAAAGTCGGAATACATAATATCTTGAACATAAGCATCGAAATCGTAATATACTGTATCTGAACCACAACATAGTACTCCTATTTCTTCGATATACCCTACGGTTTTATATTCCTGATACAATATATCAAAACGGCTATGTACACTTCTATGATATTTCTGTTGTGTATTCGTATACACTACTACAGTAGAATCTGGTTTGATGATCATATAATTTTCTCCATGATTATACCACATTATTGAAAGTTGTTTCATATGGTATCGGACGTATTTAGTTTACGGATGGCAGAAACGCGAAAAGGACGCCTAAGCGTCCTTTTCTTTTTAACATCAGATTTGTTTTAAACCTAAATGATACTTCAAATTACATGAAGGTTACGTTGCGGATTGCAATTTTGCTGTAATAGTCAGCAGCGTTACCTAGAGATGAAGTACTGTCAGTTAGCTGTACATAACCGTAACGAGTTAGGAAGCTAGTAACTAGTTCACCAGTGTTAGGGTCCATTACAGTACCAGAAGCCATCAATGGGATGTATGGGCAATAGAATACACCAGCATCAGTTTCTTGATTTCCTTTGTAACCGATTAGTACATCAGTGCTGTCATCAGCATAGGTATCAACATAGATACGCATAGTTGAGTTTAGAACACCAACGAACTTAACGTTAGTAGGAGCTTCGAAAGTACCTTCAGTAGTACGTGCAAAACTTGAAGTAGTTGCAGACTGAAGAATAGTTAGAGCGGTTGGTGAAACAACGGCCCAGTTCGCTGCACCACGTTTGGTACGACGAGCAACTTCGTTTGCTTGACGGTTGATTAGAGTAGCTAGAGCAGCGTGTTCATCACCAACGAAGGTAGCAACACCGGTAACTTTAGACTGGTCGTAAACAACAGCAGCAGCACCAGGAAGTGCACGTAGACGAGCTAGTAGTTCTTGGTCGATTTCAGTTGTGATTTCTTGTGCGATAGCAGCCATTAGTTCAGCTTCAACGTCAATACCGTGTTGTGCTTGTGCATCTTGTGCAGATTCAACAGTCCAACGAGCAGATAGACGACGAGATTGAGCTTCTACGGTTTCACGTAGAATACGGATGTTAACACGACGACCCATTACACCTTCAAGTTGTGAAGTTGGAGCAGCACGTGGTGCGGTATTATCAGAATTCACTTCACCAGTATATGACTTAGCGATTTTGTATGGTGATAGTGCTTCTTCACCAGCAACAACGCCAGGTGCATTATCAGCATATTGAACACGTAGAGTGTGGATCTGACCAACTGGTCCGGTCATTGGTTGAACACCGATGATTTCGTTAGCAATAACGGTTGGCATAACACGACGGATAATAGGTAGAATAACCTTGTTTAGTGTTGCAATGTTACCAGCAGAAGTTGCACCAGCGGTTGCAGATTCGCGTAGCATTACTTTACGTTGGTTATCAAGAACTGTTTCCATAACAGTTTTACGATTAGTAGAAAGACCTTCAACAAGCTTTTCCTTAACAGCAGCCCATTTAGATTCAGTTAATAGTTGTGACATTATAAATCTCCTCAAAAGATATTTTTTTACTTTTCTGTATACTTTATTTATCAGACAGAAAAATTAGCATTTAATAATTAACGATTTTTGTTCATTCCTGATAATTTAGTAATTTCATCTAAGAAATCTAAGTCATCAGAGGACAAGTCATCATTGATACTTTGGCGGTTTCCGGTAACTACTTTACCTTCCGTTAGAGTATTTTTAGCCTTATTATTAACTGCTGGACGGCTAGGATTAGCAGCAGATTCATTTACAGTACCCTTAAGAACAGACTTGTGGTACTTGCTGAAATTTTCTTTTAGCTTCTCGGTTGGAGATGTTGCTAGTAGAGATTCCATAATTTGTTTTTGCTGGGAAGTTAGTGGCTTTGTTAGTTCAGAGATGATTGCAGAACGTGCTGCGTTATCTTCCATGATACGAACTTTACGCTTAGCATTATCAGCTTCTTTACGTGCTTCACTTAAAGCAACAGTAGCGGAAATTGCTTTTTCTTCAGCTTCTTTAACAGATTCGTTTAGCTCACGAAGGATAGAACTTTCGTTATATTGCTTGCTATAGAATTCGTTTGAGAATGCTTCGAAAATCTTACGACCAAACATATTTTGTTTTGCTTCTAGTAGTTCACCTTTAAGAGCACTTAGGTTCTTTTCGGTAGTCTCAGCAATATAAGTCGCTGCGGTTTCAGCAGTACGCTTAATGAAGTTTGCACGTGCTTCCGCAATTTGCTTACTTCCCTCTGCAATCAACTTAACGCGAGTTTCTACTAGTTCACGTTTTTCTTGATGGAAATCTTTAAGTTCTTCGGCTAGGACACGATTACTGAATCCCATGAATTTACTTAGACTTTCATTAATAGTTTTGCGTTCTTGACGCATGGTTTTTACTTCTTCAGCTAGTACTGTGTTAGCAAAGTCTGAGAAATTACCTAAAGTCTTACGAAGTTTAACGCGGTCTTCTACTAGTTTACGCTTTTCAGCATATACATCTGACATTTGTTCGCTGATTACTTCAGCCATCATTTTGTCTAGACCTTCTGTTAGTTTCGATAAGTCTTCTTGGTAACGTTCTTTCATTTCTTCACGCATTTCAGCAGCTACATTAGCTTTTTCTTCATTCCATGCTTCCTGAATAAGCTGTTTAGCTTCGTCAGAAAGAGATGATTCTTTTAGAAACTTATCCAATTTTGACATTCGTTTTCTCCTTTAAAGTACAGATAGTATCTGCACTTGATGTACAGATATTTATAAATTTATTTTAATAACCTTTCAAATCCTTAAAAAATTGATGAATTTCATTATCAATTCCTTTAGCATTTACATTGGTCGATTCAAATACACGTTTTGAACCAGTTACAGGTGATCCGTACTTACTATTTAGAGATTCAAATACCGCTTTAGGATACGCATCTGGAGCACTAGGTTGTGCTACAATATCAATAGTTACGATTTCGAAATCTGATACAATACCGTTATGGTCAACATTACCTGAACCACGTGAACTTACACCCAATTTAACTCCGCTCTCAATCATAGTGCGAATATCTTTACCGTGTGTAGTGTCAAGTAGCATAATAGTAGCCATACCATTTGCACCTTCCATCCAAACTTCAGTAATCATACCCACAACACGATCTAAGTTAACAGTTAGTGTTTCAGGGTGGTCACATTCACATAGAATACTTTCACCACGACGAATCCTTTCAGCCATGTTATTTACTGCTCTCGCAATCTCAGCGAAAGGATATACGCGTTCGTTCAAGTTTCTACGGTCAGCTTGAATTGCAATACCACGAAGGTAGCAATTCTTACGTCCAGTAACCTGATCCTCTTTGTACTCTAGAACTATTCTAGAATCATTGAATGAAGACCATTCTCTAATCATATTGCTCATAAAAATGATCTCCGTTCTTTAATTATTTTTGTTTTGGAAGTGGTGATTTAGAATTAGCAGCAGTGGTTTTTTGAACCTTAGCTGGCTTCATTACATTTTTACCTGAATCCATAACGTTGTTATTGTCGTCAGTGGTGT